GCAGGGCTTTGCCTGCCGTGGTAAATACCGGGGCGTTGAACATTTATCTTTATCTCTCCTATTCTGCTGGAACGGTTACATGGTCAATGGTGGCCAGCCCGATTCCTGTATATGGTGTACTGGTGATCTGGCGAGCCACATCCTCAATGATCATCGGGTTTAGGCGGATAAAATCGCCGGTGTGTACCCAATACCCGATGCCGATGGCGGCGGCTTCAATGTCCAATTTGCTGGAAATGCTATCCAGCCAAGAGGAAAGGCGTTTCACGTTCCGAAGCTGCCGCACAAATTCGTCCAGGTCATTCGGCCCAACATTGGGATTTGAGATGTTGATGCGGAAGTGGTGCGGTTCGCCGCCATACTCGAACCATTCCGAAACAGTTCCGTTTTGGAAGATGGAGGTGATAATCCGGCGCACCGCCATAGGCGTTCCCAGCTTCATGAAATACAGCATAGTGTCAGCAATCAGCGTTCTTTTCACGTCGGTGCTGTACTTTGTGCTGTATGCTGGGGTTCTGTACTCTGCGGCCATGAGATCCAAAATTTCGTCCGGCAGGGATGCAATCATGTAATAGATCATGATTCCGTCATTGAACGCACACCATTTCTCAATCTGGCGGCAGATCGCGTAGGCAATGCCCAGAGCGCTCACGTCGTTCCGCAGGCCTTCCGGGAGAATGTCGGCTGGCTGGATGTCCTGAAATTTAATCATCTTCCAACCCTCCGTAATTCGCCGTGACGGTTCCAGTCAGAAGAGCAACAGCTGCTTCGCCGACCTTGGTGTAGATCGGAGAGGTGACGTCTACACGTTTTGCTCCTGCTGCCATAATCAGAGAAACCAGCTTGGAGGGGTTAATATCCCGACCAATTTTGCGCTGCCAGAGGATGTACTCCTGAACCGCCGCATCAACTGCCGTCTGGATGGACACAGCAATCGTTGCATTGCTGCGGTCGATGTAATATGTCAGGGAAATGGAATATTTGACTTCTGCCGGGGAGGATACCACGACTTTATCTGTCAATGGACGGATGCCGTCGTTCTTCAGAAACTCCTGCAGGCCGGATATAGTTTCGGGGCCGGGAATGGATCCATCGGAAAGTAAAAATGCAATGTCCACCTCTCCGGCTGCCTGATCGCTGTTTGCAACAACGTCACCGATGGCGCTTGAATAGGTCTTAGCCCAGTATTTATAGGCACCTTCCGGGCCTGCTACGGAGTAGGACTCAGGGGCCAACCAGATTCGTTCCTGATAGGATTCATCGCTCTCGATGTCTGCGCCACCTTCTGTTTCCGAAACATTGGCAACGCTCTTAATGTAGGGGAGTGGGTCGACGATTTCGGAAACCTCGCCTGCAGCGAAGCTGTTTCCTGCGCTGCCAACCTCTACGCAGGTCGCTGGAACGTCGACGTAGGAAGCTTTTGCTGGTATCTCTGCATATTCGTCTGTGGAAAAGTAGACGGAGCTTAGTGCGGCAGCGCGAGTGCCTTGCGGAATAGGCGTTGCCGATGCACGGATGGTCGATACCGTAAATCGCAGCGTTGTGGTCGCTGCGCTGGCGGGGTTCCTTGTTACGCGGCGAAATTTGCCCAGATGATCCAAAAAATCCGAATAGGACCATTTGAGGAAATTCATCTTTCCAGCTCGGTCAGTATACTGGAAGCCTTGGTGAATGGCGTTTGCGCAGGCATACAAAATCATTCTGTCGCGGGAAACTCTGGACAGCTTCACCTTGCTGCCGGTTGCTTTCGAGACATAAGCTTCGTAATCCTCTACCATTTCGCCTCGAATATCGGTCACGTTTTTTCCGTCAATGAAGGAAACGTCCGGCATATTCTTGATACTATCCGGCATCTGATACCACCACCCTCGGATAAATGTGACCGTCAGCGCTGCCACTCCACTTGATCTCTACGATTTTCAGCGACGGAATGTACTTTGATATTGCTTCGGTGATCTGCGCAGCGTAGAGACTGCGAACCACTCCGATAGGCCGGTCAACAAAGCTGAAGTCCAGCCCCAGATCCCGGTCAAGCGGAACGCTTCCTTTTCTGGTTGACGTCAAGAGACGCACCTGCTGAAGGAGGTTCTGCTTCCGATCGTATGAGGCTTGCCCCTCATACTCGAATTCGCTATTTGCCAAACTGAGAAGAGAATTCATTTCGGGTATTCCTCCAATGTAATCGACACAGTCGCCTTTACAAGCGAGCCGTCATTGTAAACTTTGTCCCATGCCTCCGAGACTGCGGTGATGGCGTACTTGCTTTCGCTTAGCGGCATATCTCCGATAATAAGGTACTCTGTGGCACCCGACTCGACCATTTTCTCAAGCTCCTGCAAGGTTGTGCGTGGACGAATTCCAAGGCTGGCTGAGAGATAAATTTCCAGAGCGCACTCTCGTGCATCTGCTCCCAGAAATTCTTTTTTCGGTTTTGCCCCGAGAGTCTCGTGGGATGCCCAGCGGCCTTTTACATCTTGGGTCAGCTTTTTGAATGCAAGGACGCGGTCCTCGCTCACCTCGAAAATGACAGAGGTTCCAAATGCTCCGATCATTCAAAACTCCTTTACTGCGGCGCACCAGATACGCCGTGCGGCGTGGGGTGCGTATGGTGTGCCACAGAAATACCACTTGCAGTTGCGTCCTGAGCAACAGTCATGCTGCCGGTGACAGAGGTTGCAGGAGCGTCAATCGTTGCAGAGGAGCCCTTTACAGTGAGCGCTCCGGCTGCTTCCGCAGAAATCTTCCCGGCGGCTTTGATTGTCACGTTCCCAGTTGCATCCAGAACAATGTCTTTTTCCACTTTGGCTGTGACATTCTCCGCCTCAATCACGAGATTTTTGACGTGCAGTGTCATGGTTTCGTTGTCTTTCTCGCTGAAGCGAAGAAACGCTTTACCGACCTCATTATGGAAGTCCTTTCGGTACATTCCTTGACCGCTCTCCGGCGGAACTCGCTGATCCGACCATGGGCGTCCAATAACAAAGCCTGCTTCTGTGCCATTGGAAAGATGCAGAACCAGAACCATGTCGTCAACTTCCGGCATCAAATACTCAAAAGAGAGCAGCGGGATGGGGCGTGTAACTGCGTCGTCTTGATCCTCGTAAACTACGCGGACAGTTCCGCTTGTGTAATCTACCGAGGAGATTTTCCCGACACGAATTTCGTTGCTGTCCATTCGCTGCTCTCCTTTACTCTACCATGGAAGCCTCGACAGATACCGTGCTGCCGCCGCTCCCATCTACTTTGTTTGATACGCTGTCGAGGTAATATTTTCCACTTAAGACACCCAGACCGTTGATCTGGATGCACTGCGTGGAAATCCACTTCGCGTTGCCCATCATTTCAAAATTGAGTTTGATGTGTCCATGGTTTGCATTGCTCACCAAGGCTTTGATTTTGCGTTCTGCATCCGCTGCGCTGTCAGCCTTGCCGGACTTTTTCAGGATTTTATCGCCGCCGCCAACCTTCGCCACAATTTTTTTGCTGGTCTGTGGGTTGGTATAGGTGTATTCTCCTCCTGTGTAGACCTCCGACATAGACGGGCCACCGTCCCAGCTGGCGAATTCTGAGGCGTCTACGGTATCAACGACTGCCTTCTTTTTGTATGCCTCGCGGTCATAGACCACGAGCTTGTGGGAATAAACTTTGACCTGCAATCCGTAATCATTGCACAGGTTTGTGAAAAATGTGCAGTCATTTTCTTTGGATTGCTCAACGCTGGAAATAGAAAAACTGCTGCCAGAAACATCCCAAGCCAGCGCAATTCCTGCCCGGTCTGCGATGTTTTTCCCGATTTCCTTTAGCGTGACGTTTTCCCAGGTCTTGGTTCTTTCGGTTTTGCTGAACCCCTTGTTTGCAGGGGTGGATACAGCCGAGAGGGTGCCGGATACCGGCCACCCGGAGAACTTTGGCTCGTCCAGAATAAACTTTCCGCAGTCGAGTGTGATGTCCTGTGCGCCTTCCTGCTCCCAGTCCGAAAGAGCAATGGTAGCCGAAAGCACTTTGCCTTCTCCGGGATACCAGTCGGTGATCCATTTGTTTCCGCCGCCGGACACCGCAATGTCCAAGCTGTCAGCTTTTCCGCTTGCGGGGTCCGTGTATGTGACGCTCGTGACAGTGCTACGCTGCTCTTTGTCCATGGCTTTCCCATCGACAAAAATATTGACGGTTGCGGTTCTAGCGCTCATGAAGTCCTCCAAGCTGGGGCCGTCGTAACGACGGGCTTTTCGGGGAGTGCCGGAGTGTTCACAATGATCCCGGCATCAAAAATGAAAATATCCAGCAGGGGGAAATTCGCCTGCATCAAAAACGAGGTGTATTCCTCCGAGCCGTATACCTTATATGCGATCATGTCCCACATGTCACCTTGTTTGGTGGTATAGGTCAGATCTGCTTGTGTGGTTGATTCGCTCATTCTTTGGTTCTCCGATTACCTCGCAGGTGTAAAGCCTTTGCGGCTTTCCTCTGCTTTCAGCTGCCGATAGAATTTTTTGAATTCCTCGAAGGACAGGCGCGTGGCCTGTTTTACCTCTTGGGCGTTTGCGCTGCTGGTGAAGTACATTGTGGGCGAAAAATGAATCACATCCCCGCCGGTTCCTGCGCCTCCGCTCTGCTGACTGCCACGGTTCAGTGTGAGGTATCCTTTGATCATATCGGCCAGCTTAGAAAGCGGCAGAACCGCTTCCGGCTCCGCGCCTTCGCCAATCAGCGCCGTTGTGGGGGCGGTTGCGATACCGCCAGCGGCCAGCGCTGGGATAGTTGGTATGGTGCCCAGACTGAATCCGATTTTTTGACCTCCAACTACAGGTACCCAGCTAGGAACAGTCAGCGAAATTCCATTGATTGCAGAAATCATCTGGTTTACTCCTCCGATGATTCCATTGATGAACCCAATCACTCCATTTGCCATTCCCTTGAATATGGAAACGACGCCGGTTCCGAACTCGCCAGCTTTTTCTTTTACCAGATCCCAGTTGTTATAGAGAAGGACACCTGCTGCAACGACCAGACCGATTGCCGCAACGACTGCCAGCATGGGAAGGTTCAGCGCCGTCATCGCCCCGGCGAGAGTAAACGTGCCGGTTGCGCTGGCTGCGCAGACAACTTTGTAAATAGCCATCGCTGCATTATAGGCGGTCATTGCCGTAGTGGCTACTTTGTAAGCAATGACTGCCGCTGCAATGCCAGCCCCCAGAGCTATCAGCAGAACACGATGCTCGCTGACCCATTGGGCGGCCTGCTGCGCTGCGGGGATAAGTGTTCCGATTACATAGCTTCCGGCAGCTTCCAAACCGGATTGTACGCGGGGAAGTGCAGCGTCTGCCAGATCCTTCACGTATGGTATGATTTTGGTGCCGATTTCCGTCAGAAAGTTCGCTCCCAGATTTTTTATCATCTGAATATCATAATCCAGTGTATTGGTCTGCTTTTCAAACGCCGCATTTGCTGCGCCGGTCGCCGTGTACATTTCGGCGGTCTTATTGGTCAGGTTCTCGGACTGAGCGCCGCACATGGCCAGCACGGCGGTCTGGGCCTCGGTGGAACTGAACAGCTTTGCCATGGCCTGCTCGTCACCGTGGACAGTGCCCTTCAGTGCTTCGAGAGTGCCTTGGAATCCGAGGCTCATGATGGCTGCGTCTGCTGTAGAGAAGCCGAGCTTCTTCAGAGATGCGGTCATGTCCTTGGACGGGGTCATCAAACCAGACAGAACAGCCTTATACTGAGTGGCGACCTCCGCAGTGCTACCGGTTACACCAGTCAGAGTAGCAAAGACGCCGTACAATTCTTCCTGCTGAACATTCAGCGCAGAAGAAAGTGGGACAACTTTGCCGATGCTGGATGCCAGTTCACTGAAGGAGGTCTGACCGAGTCGAACGGTCGCAAAGGACAAATCAGCGACTTTCTGCGCAGATTCTGCAGAAACGTCTTTGTAGCCCTTCGTTACTGCTGAAAGCAGATTCACGCTGTCCGTGGTGGTCGCATTGCCAGCCGCCGCCGCTTTTGCGGACGTTTCCAGAATGCTCATTGCGTCCTTGCTGTCGCCGAAAGCGGAAATGACCTGATACATGCCATCGGTCAAATTTGCCGTTTCGACGCCGGTATCGTTGGACACTTTCAAAATGTCCTTTCCGATTTCCGCTGTTCTCGCTGAAATTTCCGCTTCAGTTCCGGTCAACAGCGTAGAGACGTTGGCGAGCTGTTTCTGATAATCAATGCCGGATTTCACGGCGGCGACACCGGCAGTTGCGACCGTGGTGGCCACTGCAATGGATGCACCAGCAACCACCTTGCCGACGGCCTTGGCGCTCTTACTGAGCTTCGACAAGTTCTTATCGGCATCGGCGCAGGCTTTCTTCAGAGAGCTGTCTTGCTTGGCTCCGATCTTGAGCATGAGCTCGTAGATTTTACTGCTTTTGGCCACTCTGCGCTTTCACCTCCGCCATATAATCGTTGTACGCTTTTGCCATGTCGGCCAGCTCGTCAATTGACGAGCTTTCCAAATTCTTAATATCGGAATTCAGAGCCACAGAAAGGCTGATGCAAAGTCTTGTGACTCCATCCGGGGTTAGTCCGTACCATCCGCGCCGTACAAAAAACCCACGATAGAGGTTTTCAGTGCAATGGCATCACGAGCCGGGAGCTCGTCGAAGAATTCCAGCGGCTGAGCCAGAATGCGGCTTGCGATCAGGAAAGTGAATTCCAGATTGCTTTCCAACGTGGCCGGGTTTGCTGCCGGATGCAGCTTCATGTAAAGCTTCGTGGTGCGCTTCAGGTCACCCGCCTTCAGGCCTTCCAAGCCGTGAAGATCCAGCTTTTCGTAGGTAACGCCGCCGAAGGTATAGGGAGTGGTCAGCTCCAAAACGAGCGGATCCTCGTCCTCGTCCTCATCCTCGGCATCCGCGTCCGGGAACGGAACGGCAGGAGAAGGTTCGTCCAAACCGCCATACAGGGCGGGGTCCTCATAGGCTGCGGTTGGTTTCTGTGCTTCCTGTGCAGGAGAAACGTGTGCGTTCATATTAGAAAAACCTCCTTAGCAGTTTGCTTTGATGTAGGCGAGCTGATCCACGCCCCAGAGCTTGTAGGTGGGGTTTACTTTATCCAGCTCGACTGCGGTTTCGCCGCCCACCACGATAGTGATGGCCAAAATGGTGACGGAGGCGCTGGTTCCAGTGCCGCTGCCCGCTTTGAATGATCCGCCTTTCAGCGTGCCTCCACGGCCACGGATCACGACGCGGGTCGGAAGAAAAACAATGTTTCCTTCCACGTCCAGACATTGGGCAACACCAGCCAGCGTGATGGTCTTTACCTTCAGCATATCCAGCATATTCAGGGCTTCGCTGGTAAGGGCATTGAAGGGAATGTCCATCTTCATGTTGCCAAAGGCACCCACGGTAGGATCATCAAATTCGCCCAGAAACGCTGCGCCAGATACGGTATCCGAAAGCGGCTCGAAATCGGGGAGTGTCACCTCGTCGCCAATACCGACCAGACGGGTGAATCCATCGTACACATTGAACTTGGTCAGCTTAGTAGGGACTACTTTCACTCAGGGTCACTCTCCTTTCAGGGCCGCGTTCAGCGCTTCAACGTCGAACTCGTCGATGTTCTCGATGTACTGCGCGGGGACGTAGGGCGCCAGATAGGTATGCGTAGTAAGATGGCCGGAAATAATATCGGTTTCCGTGTTCTCGCTGTCCAGAAAGGTGCATTTATAGGCGGCCATGTAATCTTTTGCCACATACCCGTTTCCGGTCATGTTCTTGCTGTCCACGATAGTGCGGACCAGCTGGCGGCTGTAATTGCGGTCAACATGCTGGAAATACGTCAAAATAAAATTATTGGCGTCCCAGTTGAACATACGGCGGCAGTTGATCCAGTAATCCTTCGGGTCAGTGTTGCCGGGATATGCTGCGGTGCAGTTGCCCCACAGCACGTAACCGTTGATAGAATTGATGGCGGTAGTAATGCCCTGCGCATTGAGGATGTCATTGGCCTGCTGCTGATCCAGCAACACCGGAGTCCCATCCGCCAGAATGGTGCCGGTGATTTTTGCGGCCAGATTCGAGGGAGAGTCGTAGGGCACATCGCCATGCTCCGCATCGGTGCTGGCCAGAAGGGCACCGCAGATGGTCGAGAGATGGTATTTCTTCTTGCCGATCTGGGCCATAGGCCAGAGAACGATGGTCCGAATGTCCGTTGCGCCGAGGTCAGTCTTTGCCTTCTTGCAGTCCGTATAAACTGTGGCACCGTTTGCATCCGCTGCAATATCAACGAGGGACATGCACTTGAAGTTGCCATTCAGGGCATTGGTCTTTGCGGCCAGCGCTGCTGCGACGGTGGGGTTGGACGACCAACCGGGTGCCAGCAGGCTACCGGGAACCAGACCATAGAGCGGGAAAATACGACGGATCAACTCGACGCCGGTTTCTGCTCCCGTCACGCTGTTGTAGCCACCGACGATGTCCGCCGTACTTACGTTCTCCGGGTTCAGGGACGTACTGGCGACCTTGATGGTCTTGTCGACGGGGGTTTGAATCAGGAGCGTGATCCGCAGGCCACCGCCTTCCATAAACTCGGTAATGTAATCCGTTCCCATCACCAGCTCTTTACTGTTGGCTTTGACGGTCAGCTTGTCCAGAAGAACGTACTTCTTGGAATAGGCGGCGACACCATCCTCCGAAAGTGTCAGGCTTTCCTCCACGTTCTTCGTGACGTGCTTGCTGTTGTTCGGATCAAGGACGTTGATGAAAATCACCGGAGCGTTGTTGAAGACGCGGAAGTTGGCGTCCATTGCTTCGCAAAGGGTGAAGTTCTTGAAATCGTCCGAATAACCCAGCTGCTGCTGGCAGGCAGCGAAGTCATAACAAACGATGGGCTTCCCGACCGTGGCAGCGGGGTCATTGGTCAGGTAGATGGGAGCCGTGCCGACATATACCTGAAGGCCAGCGCTGCTGGTTACGGGGCTAACCAGCGAAGTGCTTTTTTCGCTGGAATATGCGCCATGATAGAGAGGCATTTATTTCACTCCCTTCTGGCCGAACTTAGTCTGCACGGCCTTATAAATCGAATAGAAACGGCCACTCTGCTGGGAGATCTGCGCCTGTGCATCCGGGCGGGCGCTGGGCGTAACCAGAAGCTGCCGCAGCATGGGGTTTTCACGGATTGCATCCTCAAGCGCGGGAGGCAGGCCATTGAGGTATGCTGTGCCGTTGTAGGCAACGCCGGGAATGGTCGGGCCGATGTAAACCAAGGAATTGTTAGTAGCATTCGCCATTGATAGAAGGCACCTCCTGATAAATCGGTTGCGCGGTTTCTGCTTTGAATGCGACCGCTCCGATGTAGTATGGATGTCTGGACGTTTCGCTCAACGTCCATTTAATTGGGTATTTGCATTCATGCTTTTTCCCGATGTAAGGGTTGGATGCAAAGCGGAGACAAATCCTCCGAATGATGCTCATAAGATCATCATTTCCGGCGTGTTCTGGTGCGGGGTTATATATCCGAATGCCGAGTCCTATGTCCGTTTCGGGCGAGGCTCCCCGTTCGGAAATTTGGCCGGTTGTCGGGCAGACCGCTATGAACGGCTCCTGCACCGGCGTTTGCCCTGCAAGGAAAGCGGGAAGATCGTACTTGAATACCTGAATCTGCGCCAGCTGCCCGTCTGGGGTTTGGAGCTGCATCCCTTCAAAAAGGGTTTGGAGCTCTGCTACCAGTTCATCTTCCAAGGTGATTTCAGACATATGGCCTCCTACTCAAGAGCCTTTTCAATTTGCTTGTCAAGCTCTTTATTCAATAGTTCAATTACCAGCGCTTGCGCCGCCTCCACGCCTTCTGCATTTCCCAACATTTGGGGAACAGCCGGAGAAAGCAGCTTCTTGATCTTCGTCATGTCAACGCCGCTGCCGTACTTCTCTGCACGGGTAGAAGCTCCGGCAGAGGTGTACCTCTTGTTGGCTTGACGCTGCACTATTGCGACGTGCCCACTTGCGAACCGTGCAACAAATGCCTTCATTCCGTTGCTTTCCAGCGGACTCATAGAGCCGCTGTTCAAAACTTGGGCGGCAGCTGCTGCGGTGTCGCTGTTGGGCTGTGTCAAAAAGTCCATGATGTCACGCATGGAGCCTTTTGAAATAATCGCTGCAGAAGTGTCGCTGGTGCTGGCTTCCACTTTGCTTTCGGTTTTTAGAGCCTCCGGCTTGCTGAGGGCGTATCGCTTCCCGGCTTCCTTGATCAGGCGAGTTCGCGCCTTCCGGGCCGTGGTATTAAGCGCTTTTTGCAAAACCTGCGGGGCTGCCAGCTGATCGGGGAGCTTTTGCAAGCTGCGCAAAATTCTTTCTAACCCCTCGTCAACGTCAACTACCACAAACGGTTCGCTCATGCTCTCACCGCCTCGATTTCAATAGCATAAATTCCAGCCTCCTCGGTCGCGGACTTGACGCGATACATGGCAGAATCAAGCTGCAAAAAAGAATCGGGGACCGGTCGGCTGCCAAAATCAGAAGCGGCGACATACAAAAGCCGCCTTGAATAGTAAAGCCCAGAAATATCCGCATTGAGCAGATGTGCCTTATCTCGCTCCAACAGTTCGTTGTCATCAACGATGGCGGGCATTTGTTTCCCGTTGATCGTGTGACCGTCCGCAAACTCTTGGGCGTTCAAAAAGACTTCCTTGTTGTCCTGTTCAATGGCGCTTTTGAATGTCAGCTCCATGGTTCTTACTCGCTTTCCTGAATAGGGACGCCGACCTCGACGGAAGCGATGGCATCGATGAGTTTTGCTTTGCTCAGCTCTGCTGCAGCATCAATGCCGAGGTCTGCGGCCAGCTTCTGAAGGTTGGCCTTGGTCATTGTTTCCAGCTCGTTCCGGCTAAAATTGCCGGTGACTGCTTCGCTGGCTGCATCCGCCTGAACGGCGGGCTGCTGCGCATCGTCGATGCAGGGGCGCTGGATCACATATCCAATGCCGACCAGAATCCCCAGCGCCTTCGAATCGGCGGGCGTCTGGATGGTATCGCCGGGGCGGTACTCTTTGCCATCCACAGTGACGATGCTGTTTGCAACGTAGGTCATGGCGGGGCCTCCTTAACCGATGCAAACCTGAACAGTTGCATCCTCAGACTTTGCTGCGGCAATGGCCCAGCCTGCGGGAACGGCGCTGCTGGCGGTAGTGGTGATCTTGTCGGTCGATGCGTTGTAATAAACGGCAGCACCGAGGGCGATTGCGCCGGAGGCTTTGTCCATGGTAAAAACGCCCTTGACGTGCAGGCTGCCAACGGCTG